GCAAAGATCGATGATCCAGATGCGAGAAAGTCATTCGCTGCAAGACACAAATGTGATATGCAGAACGATAAAACCAAAGCAGCATACTGGGCATGCAGATTACCTAAATATGCAAAGAGTCTAGGATTATCTGGTGGCGGAAATTTCTTCTGGTAATCCATATTCGGACGCTCTGGTGGATACTGGAGTGTTCGTTCGTTCGTTTTCAGAACAACTTGATGATTCAGAAATGATCTGGCATCGAGACAGAAACGACAGAACCATAAAGGTATTAGAGGGTTCTGGTTGGAAATTTCAATATGATAACAAGTTACCATTCGAGATTAAAGAGGGTGACGTGTTTTCAGTAGACGCATATGAATACCATCGACTACTGAAAGGGAATACTAAACTAGTTTTACAGATATGGGAAAACAACAATGAGTAACATTTATCGTTCAATGGGACAAGCGTTATCAAAGATTCGTGGAATCGATGAACCACGGTGTTTAAACGAAGCGCCTGAAGATCAGGAACCAGCATCACCAGATGAAAGTGGTATGGCGATGGATCAATTGAAATTCATGGCATATGCTGCAAATGAAATTATGCAACATATCCAGAATGGTGGTGAATTTCCAGAGTGGATGCAGAACAAACTCTCTGGTACTTTTGAGAAGATGAAATCTCTCCATGCAAATATTGATCACGAAAATGTACAGGATCAAAAAGAGTCTGTAGAACTGAAAGAGAAGAAAAATTGGGATCGTGCTCAGAAAGAATTAGAATCTAAGAAAAGAATGCAATCCGATGATCGTGAGTTTGAAAAGACAGCAGCATATATTCGTGCATTAGAAGGATCTACGAAAGAAAAAGCGACTAAACTTCTTTCGGATTACATCAACAGTAAAATTCGTAATTTAGATGTCAAAGACCAAATTGTTAAGATTCTCAAAAATAATGGTATGTGGAAGAAGAATGCAGTTTTTGTCGAAGGTGTAGAACTTGAGGAGAAACTAAAAGTCTCTGATGGTTTGGGTGCATGGATCTCAGACTTTAAGAAATCAGACGCACCTCAGTTCAAGGGTAAGTCTGATGAAGAAAAGAAGAACATGGCAATTGCTGCATTCACAGATGCCGGTGGTAAACTAGATGAGGCAAGTGAATTCAAACCACATATGATGTATGATCCCAAGACTGGTAAAGCATATAAGGCAGAAAAACCAGAAGACCATGAAAGAATGGCGAAGATGGGGTATACTCATGATAAGCCTGAAATGGACGAAGCATACAAGACTCCTTCTGAAGCAAAAGCATATGAAGACGGTAAGAAGGCAGTTGCGAAGAAAGTAAGTTATGACGACAACCCTAACAAGAAAGGTACAAAAGAGTATACTGCTTGGTCTAAGGGACACAACGATGCTCGTGCGAAAATGATTGGTGGCAAGAAGAAACTGAACGCAACATATGAAGAAGTTGAACTGGAAGAGTCGCCAATGGTTACTTTCACTGTTCCGAATGTTACTTCTGACATGGCAAGTAAACTGGAAAGAATTGCTAAAGAGAAGAAAATTGAGTATTCAAGGAAGGGACGTACTGTTGTCTTGAAGGGTAAAAGAATTGACATGACAATGCTTAGAACCAAAATGGGACTCGCTCAGACAAACATACCGATGGTTCCTGTCAATGAAGAAGTTGAACTGGAAGAAGGTAAGTCATCTACTGGTTACGAACTCTACCACAAAGACTTCTCATCTGCGATGAAACACGCATATGATCATGCAAAGAAGAAGTTTGGTATTGAAATCGATCCTAAAGAGATTGACGACAAGGTTGCATCTGGCCCACGCAAACCATCAAAGGGTAAGACTAACTCATACCGTTTGAAGGGTAAAGACGGTAAGAAAGCAGTCCAGATTCAAGTCTATGGTATGGACAACGGTAAGTATGAATTGAATATGTACAAAGAATCAGTTGAACTTGAAGAGGCTCGAGAGCATGAATATTCAAGAGCAGTAAAAGCTCTCAAGGACTATGCTAACAAGAATGGTGGAATCGACAAGGCTGATTTCCATACTGCGGCAAATCATTTGGATAACCTTGGTAAAGCAAGTTTGATGCAGAAAAGTAGTCACCTTGCAAAATACAATAATCATGTCAGAAATTTAGACACCGATGTTCGTGATCGTATCCAAATGACACTGAGAAAACATGGTATGATGGAATCAAAAGAAGCTACCGAACATCCAATGTTCGATAAGATTCACAACAAATTAAGAGAAAGAAGGAAATAACAATGGCGAAGTACCTTAACACAAAAAAGGGAAGTCTTGAAGAATCTATCATTGGATTGGTAGGAGAAGCAAAGAATCCCGCACAACAAGCTGCAATCGCAATTGCGAAGAAAGAAAAGGGTGAAGAACCAAAAACTGAAAAGACAAAGTTTGATCCCAAGCAAGTGAAGGTTGCAATTGGTATTGCATCCGATGAGCGATATGCTGGTGGAAACATGACTGGTGCAGTCAAGCAAATTGAGAAGATCGCAAAGGGTCTTTCAGATCACCCACAAGTTGCCGCAGTTCTAAGAAGACAAAATGAAGAAGTCGAACTGACAGAACGTGAAGACACTGCAATGCAAGTTGCCAGAGCATTGAAAAAGATGGGTGTCAAACCTAATGCAAAAGAAGCAGACATTATCAAGAAGATTCCAGATGTCTTGAAGAAGATGGGTCTTGGTAATGACAAACTAATCAAAAGAGATCCAGATTTCATTGGTGATGTTTTGGATAGTATGAATGAAGAAGTTGAACTGGACGAAGCAAAAGTTCTCGCAACAAAGGGTAAAACCACAGTCGTCACTAAGGGTGACGGTGTTGCAAAGGTAATGGTTGGCAATAAAGAAGTTGCATCTGGTGATCTCGATGACGGTGCTGGTGGATGGTTTATGTCCAAACCAGGCGAGAAGGGACAGAAGTTCTTTAACTCTGCTCAAAAGATTGCAGATTTTTATGCAGAAGAAAAGGATCTCGATCCTGTCAACAAGAAAGCATTGAAGAAGGATTTCGATGATCGTAAAGATCAAGATCTCGACAATGACGGTGATACTGACAAGACAGACAAGTATCTGCACAAGAGACGCCAAGCAATCACCAAGGCGGTTGCAAAAGAAGAAACGTCTATGATTGATGCAGTTGTCAAACATATTTCTCTTTGGGAAAAGGCAAAACCTACCAAAGAAGAAGATGACTATGAAGATGGAGAAGATGAGGTTAAAGGTTCTAAAACTATGACTGGTAAACCTAAATCGAAAGTGGAAGTCGATCCTAAAGATATCGAAGAAAAGAAATAAACTATAAATAGTATAAAACCTTTACAAAGGAGTAAGAACAATGCCTCTATGGGGAATCACAACTGCTGATGAGTCAAAACCAAAGTATCTCACAGCAGAAGAAAAGAAAGATACTTTCGCAGACGCTCGTGGTTGGGTCTACACTCAACCTAACGGTACTGAGGAAGTTTTAGTCGCAGTCGGTAGTCTCTCTACTGCACTTGCAGGCGCAACAATTAGTGCAGTGAACTTTGTAACTACATCGTTCTCAGAAGCTGCGGGTGGTAACATCGATATCCGTGTTACATACAACGAAAAAGTTACTGTAGACACTTCAGGTGGTACACCAACTATTACGGTTACTAATGATCAAACAGGTTCTGGTACAGACGCAACATTCGCTGCATCATATCAGTCTGGTTCATCAACTAACCAATTGGTGTTTAGAGCAACATATGCTGCTGCTGATGGTGGAGTTGCAGAGACTGATGTACTTTCGGTTGCAGTACCACAAAATATTGCACTGAACTCTGGTACAATTAAGGACACTGGAACTGCCGTCAACTCTGGAGTTGCATTGGTTGCCGCAGACGGTACTCTTACAGTATCTGCATAAGTAATAGTATGAGGTGGGGGGATAGTCCCCCACTAAGTTTGAGGATATGATGGCAAAGAAGACATTGAATTTGGAAGATCTTCTAAAACAGAAGAATGAGTTGCAGGCAGATTTTGATAAAGTCAAGACCAAACTGCAAGAAATTGATAGTATGAAAACACAATTGACTGCACAAGCGAATGCACTATCTGGTGCAATTCAACAGACAGATCAGTTTATTGGTTTAATTAGTGAGTCGAGTCCCGACAGTAGCATTCCCTCGCAAGACGATAGTGCAATTAGTACAGCATTGAGTTGAGGGTTAAAACACATGGAGAAGAAAAATGGCAGATAAGAAAATTACTGCACTCACCGATTTAGGTGCTGAAATCGCAGGGGTTGACCTGCTTCACGTTATTGACGATCCTTCAGGAACACCCGTCAATAAGAAAGTTTCCGTTGCGAATTTGTTTAACAACATTCCAACATACCTTGGTTTAGATGGTACACCTGACAGTGTAACTGCGGCAGGTGCTGCATCAACATCAACGTCTATCACTCATCTCACAACTTCAAGCGCAGGATATACCGCAACACTTGCAAATGGTACTAACGGTCAAGTTAAGATTGTTACTATGATTGCAGATGGTGGTTTTGACGTTACGTTTACACCTGCTAACTTTGCAAATGGTACTTCATTGACTTTTGCTGACGTGGGAGATACTGCAACCTTAGTATTTACGAACTCTAACTGGGTTCTCGTTTCAAACGTTGGATGTGCAGTAGTTGCATAGGGAGTAACTTATGACTATTAGATATGGTGCTGGTGGGGTTCCTTACGCTCCAACCGTAGAACAAAATGATGGTTTTACTGAAGTCAAAACTAAGACAACAGTCAAAACCAAGAAGCAAACAATTAGTAGTGAACCTGTTCTTGAAGAAAATCAGGTAGTACTACAAGAACTCATTGACGAAAACTCTGAGATTCTAAACGATTAACATACATGGGGAAGTCTTGAAATGAAGACATTTATTCAACATCTAACTGAGGCATCTAAGACTACCGAAAATGGTTTTCCAATTGAACAGGGAATCATGGCAGGTAATCTGAATGATGATTCCGTGGTCGAAAGATTGAACGCATTTGTTGGTGCAATTGCTGACCGTGAGTATCTAGTGCCTGAACATGCAGTAGAAGAACTGCGTCAAAAATTACATCGTGTCGGTATCGATTTCGGTGACGTACAATTCACTGGAGAGTCTGGTGAAGTCTCTGTACCACTGACTATGTTTGGTGGTGTATATGGTAAAGACACTGATTCAAAACCAGAAGAGATTGTCAATGAGACAGAATCTGGACGTACATTGAACTTTACTTTTGAGAAGGTAGCAGGATCACACAAGGTATACGCACAGATCGTATAAAACTATAAGAACAATATAATGAAATTTGACAAGATTACAAATGAAAACATCTTGTTATTTGCAATTCAACATTATGATAATCCACAGTGCGAAGGTGAGGGTGAATTTCTAGATGATATGAAACGATTCAAATATCTGAAGAGACTATTCAGACGATATGAAGAATCGGGTGATTTGAAAGAGAGATTGATTCTCAACCACATAATTGTACTTAACAATGTATTCGGAGCAGAAGCAGCATCAACTTTGCTGATATTCAAAATTGAACAGAAGTTCTGGTCTGAATTGAAAACCTTCATGGAGTTCTTGGGAATGCTCCCAGAGAATGAATTGAAGGACATAGAAATAAACGAACACATAAAAAGGGTTCTAGAGAAACTATAATGGGAAGAGCGATAGACCTGTTTGTCACATACCGATTCGTCAAGTTATTGGTGACTCCGTTTGAGAAAACAGAAGCATATAAGTTAGGAATTATTGACGAGGACGGGAATCGTATTCTTGAGCCTGGAACCAATAAACCTACAACTCTAAGAACCATTGATGAGAAGAATGCATATACTGTTCTTCACAAACTGGTTTTTAACATTAAGAAGATCTTTAGTAAAGTGCCTGGGTTGCGTACCAAGTTAGGAACGTATGCCGCGGCACTTTTTCTTTTGAAAGATACGTTTAAGGAATCAGTGGGTGACCCTGATATGTTTGAACGTGAATTCTTAAAATACCTGAAAGAGAGTGGAATTGAACTTGATGACACTATCTCAGAGGAAGTATCATTGAACAATGGAATGTTGCCCAAAGGGGTATATAAGTTGTCAAATGATATTGTAACAGATGAAGATGAGAACACCCCTCCTGCAGAGGCGGGTGATGAGGTTGAAACATTTGAAGATGTTGCACCATCAGACACAGTATTGGGTGTGGATATTTTCCCTGTGATTCACACCAAAACACGCACTAAGATTTATGTTAGTGCAGAAGATATTTCAGAAATAGGACTAGAGGACTTGGACATATGAAGAACTTCCAAGATATTATGCAAAAATTCTACGATGATCCCAAGTTGGGAATCAAGAATGAAGACGCTCCGGCAAATGCATCAGGTAGCGCAGTTGCTGGAACTGGAGATGATTCATCTACAGTTGTGGTAAAGAAAAAGAAAAAACATTTATATGATGGACGTACTAAGGAAGGAAAAGAGTTCTTCCAACGTATGGCAGAACGCAGAGCAAAACGTGAAGAGAAATCTCGTATTGCAAAACAAGTAGAAGAGAAGACTCAGGAGTTTGCTCGAGAGTATATGTTTGTTGAGAGTAATCTTGACATTATCAAGAAGATTGTTAAAGACAAATCTATGAACAAGGTGAAGACTTCTGACAAGAAGGACATCAAGATGGATCTGTTTACCGCATCTGCGATTCTTCAAGTATACAATGCTGTCAATAAAGACAATCAGAAAAAGATGGAAAAAATGTTAGACGGTACTTCTGATCAGATTCAGAAGATCGCAAAGTTTGCACTATCAAAGGTAAAGTAAGATGGCGCAGTGGAGTAAACTAACAGACGCATACATCCCGCAACAGACTACCAATCATGAGGTAGTAATGATTGCAGACCAAGATGGTAACATCATCAATACTTTTGGTGCTGCGTCTAACGTAATTATCTCTGCTGGTGGACTGGAGGGTTACTCTGGTGTTCATAAGTATGGTGCAGTGTATGGAACTGCACTATCAACATTCTCAACTCTATGGACTGCGGCAGATACTTCTGCAACTGCACTATACAATTGGGGGCATTCTGCTGGAACACTTTCTGTAGTTTCTACAAGTGGTTCTGATGTTACTGATGTTACCATTCAAGGATTAGATGCAAACTATGATTTCGTAGAAGAGATATTCACTCTTACGGGAACAGCGCCTGTAACGGGTTCTACATCATTCACAAGAGTGAATCGTGCATTTATGAATACCGTAACAAATGTTGGTAAGATTCAGGCATCTGTTGGTGGTGTTGTTGTAACAGAGATTGGTGCTGAATATGGACAGACATTACAATGTTTCTATACTGTTCCGGCAGGTAAAACTGGATACATGACTAATATCAATGCATCTGCATCTAAGAATCAGATTGTTGACTTGTTATTATATCAAAGACCATTTGGCGGTGCGTTCAGAGTTGCATCCACACTATCACTTAACCAAGGCAATCAGTCAATCGAGTTTCCTGTTCCCCTAAAATTCACAGAGAAAACAGATATTGACTTGAGGGTTCGTGGTTCAGGTAACGCAACAATATCTGCTGACTTTACAATTATTCTGGTAGATAACGAATAATGAAATCGTTCAAAGAAGCATATCCATACATACCAGTCGATACATATACACCGATTGGAGATCTCGGCAATCTTGCCGCAGAGAAGGGTAGTGATGTATTAACAAAATCAGATCTGGATGCAGTAGAGAAGTATGCAGATCGTTTATATGCGTCAGTGGGTATTGATGTTGAATTCACAAGACACTTCCTCGATAGAGTTAATGACAAAAGAAATAAAACACAGATTACAAAAACCGAACTAATCCGTCTATTTAAACAAGCGCACAAGAAGTATGGTAAGAAGATTGCAAAGATGGGCCCAGATGCACAGGCAGTCTTAAATGATATCAAAACAGATATCAATATGCCTTTCGTATTGAACTGGGACGGTAAAGAATTAGATATGGTTGCAAAGACGATTATGCGTAAAAAGGACTTTGCAACATCAAACGATAAACTTGCATTTGAGTCAAGACAACTCTTGAGAGATATTAAGAGACAACGATGATTAAGATTTACATCATGATTGTTATTCTTGGAATACTTGGTGGTGTCGGGTATGGTGCGAAATACTATTACGACACCACACAAAACACAATTGCTGTGTTGAGAGAGAACAATGCACAGTTGGAAGTCGCAGTACAAACTGCAGAAGATAGTATCGATGCCTTGCAAAACGACATGGCAAAGATGGCGAATTTAAATTTAACACTTCAACAAGACCTACAGAAAGCAGAAGCTTACAGTGATGAACTGAGGGGTAAACTCAGTAAGTTGAATTTGGTTGTTGAAGCAATGAAAGATTCTAAATTATTAGAAGGGAAGATGAATGGTGCGACAGCGAATTTGTGGCGTGACTTCATGGACAACACTGGGAATACTAATGAGTATCCTCTTCCTGTCTGGTTGCAGCAGTCTGAGAACCGAGCCGGAGATCAGGACAGTAACCAAGATAGAGAGAATACAGATTCCAGTAGTAGCACGTCCGAAACCACTGCAACTGAATGATACACGAGTATTCGTAGTAACAGAAGATAACTACGATGAATTTGTTAAGGAGTTCACAGAACTCTATGGAGAGGTTGCGTTCGTTGCATTGAGCATGAAAGACTATGAGAATCTCGCATTAAACATTGCAGACATTAAGAGGTATCTGCAACAACAGAACGAAGTCATACTGTACTATGAAAAGGCAGTGACAGAAGAGGACAACAATGGCGACAGTAAAAACCCTTGAGACAGAAGTAGAACTGCTCAAGAGAGAAGTCACAGAGATGAAAGAGATTCACGTTCGTCTCGATAATGCTATTGATAAGATCGCAGATGTGTCTCGATCATTACATACCATGTTAGCGGTACATGAAGAAAAGTTAATGAGACAGGAAGACGCATTGGAAGACCAAGAAAAAAAATTACAAGAGAATATAATGGAGTTACATTCTCGTATCACTACTAATGCGAAAGAGCAAACCCAACAAATGGGTGAGATGGAACGCAGAATGATTGCGGCAATGAAAGACCATAATCGTACAGAGACTGAGCAGTTCCAAAAACTGCGTGAAGAAATATCTAACAGAGTAGGCATCTTAGAGAAGTGGCGGTGGATCATTATTGGTGGATCTATCGTCATGGGATTTATTATTCAGAAACTCCCACTTTGGGGTTGACATAGAAACCGTTTGGGAGTATTATACTCCCTATGTCATATTATATCGATCAAAAGTACGTCCAACTAATTTCACACAGAGTGAGGAACTTCAAACGTAAAGGTTCTGATCTGTGGAATTTTTCGTGTCCATACTGTGGTGACTCCCAAAAGAACAAGAGTAAGGCGAGAGGGTTTGTCTATCGTCAGAAAAATGATCTATACTACAAGTGTCATAACTGTTCAATGTCAACTACAGTCGGTAAACTGATTGAGTATATTGATGCAGATTTACACGCAGAATATGTACTTGAGCGTTACAGAGAAGGTCGTACAGGGAAGGACACATCTGTCTCTAACCCCAAGTTCGACTTTGCTCCAGTAAAGTTCAAACCCATGAAAAAGATTCCTGATGGGATTACATCCTTTGAGGAATTAGACTCAGGACATCCAGCACACAAAATATTTTCTCAAAGGGGCATCCCCAGAGAACATTGGAAGTCTATATATTACTGTTCAAACTTCTTTGAGTTTACCAACTCACTGATCCCGAACAAGTATCCCTCTCTAGAGGGAGATCATCCTCGCATGATCATACCGTTCTTTGATGAGGACGGTGAGATGTTTGCATATCAAGGGCGTGCTTTTGGAAATGAGAAACCAAAATACTACACGATCATCTTGGACGAAACCAAACCTAAAATCTTTGGGTTGGACAGACTCCAAAAAGACAAAGAGTATTTTGTTGTTGAAGGCCCAATCGATAGTCTATTTCTCCCTAACACAATAGCAGTTGCACAATCGGACTTGCGTGTCCCATACGACAAGTCCCTCTGCACTTTAGTTCCTGACAACGAACCAAGGAACAAGGAGATAGTAAGACAGATTGAAAAGTTCATTGATGAAGGATACAGGGTAACCCTGTGGCCACAGACAATAAAGTATAAAGATATTAATGATATGGTTGACGGTGGTATGACTCAAGATGAGATTCTTGAAATTATACATACTCACACCTATCAAGGATTGGTTGCCAAGACCAATTTTGTAAACTGGAAAAAGATTTAATAAAAGATTAGGAGATACGCATGGGACTTGCAGAAGTATTGCATTTGACCCCCAAGGACAACTCGTACCTTGGAATTAAGATTGATAAAGAAAGAGATAACGAATTAACTGAACAAGCATACAAACTTCTGAAGGACTATTACTGTAGCGAAAACGAAACCTCCCCACAACAAGCATTTGCTCGTGCGGCAGTTGCATACTGTTATGGTGATATGGAACTCGCACAACGTATATATGATGCAGTATCTAAGGGATGGTTTATGTACGCATCACCTGTTTTATCTAATGCACCAATGCCAGGCGAAGCAGTAAAAGCATTACCTATTTCCTGTTTCCTGACATACGTTCCTGACTCACTAGAGGGGTTGATTGATCACTCTGCAGAGTTACGTTGGTTGTCAGTCAAAGGTGGTGGTGTCGGTGGACACTGGTCAGACATTCGTGCGGTATCAAATAAAGCACCTGGCCCGATGCCCTTTCTGCACACGGTTGATGCAGATATGACTGCTTATCGTCAAGGTAGAACTCGTAAGGGTTCATATGCTGCATACATGAATATCGATCATCCAGATATTGTGGAGTTCATCAATATGAGAATTCCAACTGGAGATGTCAATCGTAAGAACCTAAACCTACATCACGCAGTAAACGTCAGTGATGACTTCATGAGAGCAGTGCAACGTGATGAGATGTGGGATCTCAAAGATCCAAATGACAACTCTGTTCGTGACACGATGAAGGCAAGACGTTTGTGGGAACTTGTTCTTGAAACAAGATTCCGTACAGGTGAACCATACATCAATTTCATTGATACTGCTAATCGTGCATTACCACAAACGATGAAGGACAAGGGACTGAAGATCCACGGTTCGAATCTGTGTAATGAGATTCATCTACCAACTTCTGAAGATCGTACAGCAGTCTGTTGTTTGTCATCTGTCAACTTGGAAAAGTATGATGAATGGAAAGACACTGGACTTGTTCGTGATTTAGTTCGTTTCTTAGACAACGTATTACAGTTCTTTATCGATCATGCTGGTGACGAAATCTCTCGTGCAAGGTATTCTGCACAACAGGAACGTTCATTGGGATTGGGTGCAATGGGATTCCATTCGTATCTGCACCAACATCGTATACCATTTGCGTCTGAAGAAGCGCAGAGAATCAACGATGAGATCTTCAAATATATCAAAGAAGAATCAGTCACAGAGACTGAGGTTCTTGGTGCAGAAAAGGGTGAGTGTCCTGATATGGCAGGAACTGGTAGACGCAATTCACACATGCTTGCGATTGCACCAAATGCAAACAGTTCAATCATTGTAAATACATCACCATCGATTGAACCGTTGAAGGCGAATGCATACACACACCGTACTCGTGCGGGTTCACACTTAGTACAAAACAAGTATCTGAAAGAAGAACTTGAGAAAATTGGTAAGGATACCAAAGAGGTTTGGTCATCTATTATCACAAATGGTGGTTCAGTACAACATCTAGATTTTCTATCTGATCACTTGAAGTCAGTATTTAAGACTGCAATCGAGATTGATCAAGACTGGGTTGTGAAGATGGGTGGAGAACGCCAAGAACATCTGTGTCAAGGACAGTCACTAAACTTGTTCTTCCCTGCAGGAGCGAATAAGGGATACGTCCATAAAGCGCACTTCAATGCATGGAAGTATGGATGTAAGGGACTCTACTATTTGAGAACCGAAACGTCAAACAAAGCAGAAAATGTTACACAGAAAATAGAAAGGGATCGTTTGGTTGAATTCAATGATAAAGAAGAAAACCAAGATGACTGTTTAAATTGCCAAGGTTAGGAGATAAAATGGACGTAGTAATCTACTCAAAAAGTAACTGTCCGTTCTGTGAGAAAGCGAAAGCATGGTTCACACAACACGGGTTTACATTCACAGAAAATAAATTAGACAATGAGGAACAGAGACTGGAATTCTATCAGAAGGTTCCAGGCGCAAGATCTGTTCCACAGATTTTTATCGATGACAAACTCATCGGAACATATAATGATTTGATGAAGATTGCAGACACACTTGTTAAGAAAACAGGTGGTGGACTGATGGAGTGGTCAGAGACATACAAACCATTCCACTATCCTTGGGCAGTTGAGATCACCACACGTCATGAGAAGGCACACTGGATCGAGGACGAGATTGATCTAAGTGAAGATGTTACTGACTGGAAAGGTGGTAAGATGTCTACTGTTGAGAAGGATTATGTAACAAACGTATTGCGTCTGTTCACACAATCAGATGTAGCAGTAGGACAAAACTACTATGACCAATTCGTACCAAAGTTCAAGAACAATGAAGTTCGCAATATGCTTGGATCGTTTGCGGCAAGGGAAGGAATTCATCAACGTGCATATGCACTCCTTAATGAAACACTTGGATTGCCCGACTCAGAATATCATGCGTTTTTGGAATACAAAGAGATGACTGATAAGGTGGACTTTATGATGGACTCAGATCCATCCTCTGTTCGTGGACTAGGACTTGCAGTTGCACGTTCTGTGTTCAATGAAGGTGTCGCACTGTTCGCATCTTTCGTGATGCTCCTCAACTTCCAACGTTTCGGTAAGATGAAAGGTATGGGTAAGGTTGTCGAGTGGTCAATTCGTGACGAGTCAATGCATGTCGAGGGTAACGCAAAGTTATTCCGTTCATATTGTTCAGAACATCCTCGTATTGTTGATGAGGAGTTCAAGTCAGAGATTTATGAGATGGCACGTCTCGCAGTAAAACTAGAGGATAAGTTTGTCGATCTTGCATACAAGATGGGTGACGTTGAGGGTCTAGATGCGTCTGAAGTAAAACAATATATAAGATATATCACTGACAGAAGATTACTTCAGTTGGGATTGAAAACAAACTTCAAGGTAAAGGAGAATCCTCTTCCGTGGTTAGAATGGGTACTGAATGGTGCCGACCACACCAACTTCTTTGAGAATCGTGTAACCGAATATGAGGTTGCCGGACTCACAGGGAAGTGGGAAGATGCATACGCAGCATAATGAGAAAATTTATACATTGCGAAGAATGTGAGGGCGATTACACTGTCGGGCACGAGATGTCCGACAGTTATTATGAAATCAAATTCTGTGTATTCTGTGGCGAAGAACTAGAAGAAGAATTTACTGATGACCTTGGTGAATATGATGAGTAATAATGAAAACGCAATCTGCAAAAGCAAAAGGTCGTAGACTCCAACAGTGGGTTAGAGATCAACTAATAGAAGAACTAGACGTACATCCTGAAGATATTGAATCCCGTTCGATGGGTGCAGGAGGGGAAGATCTGATCATGGCGAGAGCCGCAAGACAGAAGTTCCCCTACTCCATCGAGTGTAAGAACGTTGAGAAACTCAATGTGTGGGACGCATATACTCAGGCAAATGAGAACAGTGGTGATTACGAACCAATTGTTGTTATGAAAAAGAATGGTAAGAAACCACTGGTAGTGGTTGATGCCGAATACTTTGTGAGGTTACATAATGAGAAAGGTGATAGTATTTAATAATACTGGTAAGTACCACAACGGGTGTAAGATGGTGATGAAGTATCTTCACACCAACCTACATGAGAACGACTGTAAACTAACACAGAGTGTTTGGGGCAATATCCAAACCCCACAGTTCGAACCACGAAATTATCTAGATGCAGATATGGTGGTAGTTAATGGTGAAGGGACGATGCACTCTGGTCGCCCTCTTCCCATGTTCTATATCAATCTACTTGCAGATGCAAAACGTCAAGGTAAGAAAACCTATCTAATCAACACCGTCTGGCAGAACATGCCAAGTACACCAGAGATCAACGAGTCACTTAGACGCATTGATTATATTGGTGTGCGTGAGGTGTTATCACAACAAGAACTCAAAGACAAGCATGGGGTGGATAGTCACGTCCACATGGATTTGAGTTACAACGTTCCTGTCGAGTATGAGGACAAAGGACAACACGATTTGGTAGTGGGTAAGTTTTTCAGTCGCAATGACTGGAGACCTACAGGAGTTCCTACTGTAGATATCTTTAAAGATAGTTGGCATGATATCGTCAATATCCTTAGAGGGACTAGAGTGTTCGTTACTGGACGACATCATGAACTCTATGCCGCATGTAAGGCAAGGTGTCCATTTGTATTTCTACAGGGTAACACTCATAAGAATGAGGGGTTACTGAAAACTGCAGATGTAGAGATTCCTTACGCTAGAATCAATGCAACCAATAACGACATTCGAAAGATTGCGTCCATGGCGTATCAACACATGGATCAATATGAGAAGTTATTCAACTTTATGGAACGACACCCCAAACTAGATTTCTCTAATATATTAGACTAAAGTAGTCATTTTTTTGTGCGTTGCGGTATAAATAAATGTGTCACCAAAAGTGACACAATCACCCAAATTCTCATAAGGAAATACTATGTACGCAGAGACCCCTCTACGCAAACCTACCTTTGTAATATCAAAGGCAATTATTAAACCAATCGGTGCATTTTTTGTTCGTATCTATGATGCGTTTATTGAAGCACGAAGACTACAAGCAGCAATGCATACCGCACAACACCTGAAGGCAACGAACAAGGATTTTCGTCATATGTCAATTAGTGATATCGTTAATAAGATTATGGATGATAAATGATCTCATTCTTAATCGTATTGATTATGTCACTTGAGACGGTATTCCTTGATGCTTCGGTTAAACACAGGAATACACTTAACGCAGAAATTCATAGGAAGAATCATATGTGGCCTTACACAGAAGAAGAATATGAGAAGTTTTTTGGAAAACAAAAGTAACTGATTGATATTCTTAGAACAAAAAAATGAAAAATAGGGGTTGACTAGTTCAACCCTTTTTTGTATACTGTATCTGTTGGTTGGGACAAGAGTAGGGAAGATCTTCCGAAAGTCCCTCCCCATTGCCAGAATGGTGTAGTGGAAACACGGGGGTCTCCAAAACCCTAGACTGAGGTTCGATTCCTTGTTCTGGTGCCAAATTAAGTATTGACATTACTGTTCTGATAACATATAATGGTAATGTGAATTGAGAGAGAGATTGATTATGAAAACTTTACTGCAACATTTAGAATCCCTTAACGCACAAGCACAGGCTTGGATGGATGCCAATCCTGGCGATTGGTGTTCTAAGTGGACTACTGATCTCGATCATTGGGCAGAGTATGGTGTGTACACTGCTGACGATTTTATTCGTCACAACCTGATCGCTAGTATCAGTGATGCATCTAAGGATCTTTTTGGGTTTAGGATGCGTATGGATTGGGACTCTATGACTACTGAAGATCTTGAGAAGGAATATGATTCCATCTGTGAATCTTTGCGTTATGAGTTTGAACGTGAACAAGAGTGGGAGGCAGAACGTCTTGAAGAAGAACGCATTGCCGCTCAGGGACTACAACTTGATTGTGAACCTCTTCCTTATGAAGAGTATGCATACTTGGAGGAATTAGTATGAATGAAGTAATTCGTGATATCGAAATCATTGAGAATGCGTTGATCGCATTTCAAGAGGGTGCATCTGATGAGAAGTATGCAGCGTGTTATGCGTTAGAACGTCTTCTTTTGGAGAAAAAGGATATCGTTACTCAGTTTGAGATTGAGGCATTGAAGCAGTCTGAATCCTTTCCGATTGATGTATAAATAATTTAAACCCAAGAGGGAGACTAATATGGATTCAATAACTCACACTATTCTTGCATTGGGATGGTCTATGATTATTGCGGTAGTTTTCTATTATCGTGGACGAGCACAGACAACAATGATTGCCTTGGAAATGATGTTAGAAAATTTGGAAGAAAATGGTTTCATCAAAACCAAAACTCTACCAGATGGTGAAAAGGAACTGATTAAGATCAATGATTAAATTTATACTTTTTGCACTAGACATTTTCGTTTTGGGTAATATACTTGCAGTAGGAATGCTCTGGTATGCTTGGTCTAGTGTGTAAGGGGAATAAATGAAAGTAGAAGTCAGGGATGGAAATGTCGAAAAGGCAATCAAGGTTCTAAAGAAGAAGGTTATTAAAGATGGGTTACTGCAAGAAGTTCGCAAAAGGGAACACTATGTATCCAGAGGTGAGAAGGTGCGAAAAGCAAAAGAAGCAGCAACTCGTAGAATCAAGAAGAGACGCCAAAAGGATCTCGAAAAATTCAATAAACTCTATTGAGGATATTTTATGACTAAGGTGAAACCGTTTCGTAAAAAGCGTGTAATGACTGAAGAGCAGAAACAAGCAGCGGCAGAACGTCTGCGTCTTGGTCGTGAGAAACGTCTGAAGGATAATCCCCCCCAGTATAAGAGCATTCACCCATCAGTTCTCGCTCGTGATGAGGATGATGAGTTGAATATGAAGAATGTTCGTGAGTGGATTAAGGTGCAGAAAGATATGCTGACTGCAGAAAGACAGAACGTTCGTAATGGGATTAAAGGTTCGATTGCAAAGGTTGAACAGATTCGTGGATATATTCTGTCGATGGAAAACTATCTGAAGACAGGGACATGGACAGATATGTTCTGGGGTGAGTACCAACAAAATCCAGTAACTCCTGTATGCATTGCAATGGCATATTATGATTGTGGATTGCCCAAGAGAAATATTGGTACATTCTACAAAGACATTGCTCGCATCTGGACTCAGAATGATGATATTCACTATCGTGAAGAAGTCAGAAAGGAAATGAAAAAGAGTGTCCGATAACGTCATTCAGTTCCCTAAAGTTTATAGGGGTAAGAAAGATCCTGTCATAGAAGAGGGGATCATTGAGGTGCGTGATGAGATGGCGTTCCTCAATCATTTGACTGAAGGACTTATTGTACAGATGGTACATAACATGGGTGAGAACGGTATATACACCCACTCAGAAGATTTTGTAAAGGACTTGAGTTTCTTGGTTGAAGTAGTTAAGTCGATGATGTACAGGGACGTAGAGATACATCACCCCATCCAAGATTTAATTGAGGCATTATCCACAACAAACCTTGACAAACACACCAATCAGGTGTATAGTCAGCTAGATATGGAAATGATTGAAAAGGTGTCTGAGATTCTGCTCGATCCAGAGGATGATCCAGACCAAGAATAGGTAAACTATGATTTTAGTTGATATGAATCAAGTGACTATATCCAATCTTATGCAACAGATTGGGGGACGAAAGGATGTGGATGTTGATCCAGATCTTGTTCGTCACATGATTCTAAATTCGTTGCGTTCATACCGTTCACGATTCTCTGAAGAGTTTGGAGAGCTGGTTCTTTGTTAC